TATTGCCTTCCTTGCCCTCTTCCTTACCGCGGCCAGGCTTACCAAACAAGTCTTCGGGTTTCTTGGACTGAGCATTGATGGGCTTACCTCTCAATTTTAATTCGCCCTGGAAAGATTCTCGTGCTTGTTTAAAGTGACCACCAGCGGAGTCACCTTCAACGATAAACAATTCGAGATCCTTCGGGTTCTTCCATTTTCTTCTGTCAGCGTCTAAGAACTTGTCAGAAATGAAGCGGCTTGCGGAGTTAAGCTCCTTTAGACCCTTAAGAAGGTCCTTTTCATTCTTCATCTTATTTCGCTGTTCCAACAACTTCTCAGCGACAGTGACAATTCTCTTCAAAACATCTTTGTTCTTCTTGAAGAACTTTTCAAGAGCAGGAGTCAACTTTTCTTGAATTTCCTTGTCAACTCCAGTGTTGGTAAGTTCATTCTTTGTCTGACCAGAATACTGCGGTTCAGGCATGCGGTGATGAATGACGCCAATCACGCCTTCAAGAATATCGTCATTGATAAGTTTCTGCTTTGACTGTGTCTTGACGAAGTCAGTAATCGTCTTCTTCAAGCCTACAAGGTGAGTACCCCCTAGATTCGTATAACAGATGTTAACGAATGACTTAAAAGATGAATTATCGCCCTTCGTAAAGTTGACAGCGACATCGGTAAAATCATCACTGTATGTGAAAATACAGTCATCATTTGGTGACTTCGCTACAAGTTCAGCAAGACCATCTTCAGAATAGAATTCGGTCTCCTTGCCATCAATGACCATGTGAATGTGAATGTTCGGGCACAAGTACTGAATATCACCAAGTTCTCTTTCTAGACGATTGATGTCCAGATGCAAACCATCCTTAAAGATCATTGAGTCAGGTGTCCACTTCAAGATAGTGCCAGTCTTCGGGACTAGCTTCATATACTCCTTCGGCGGATCATTCTGAAGAACATCAGACATAATCGCACCGTGCTCAAAAACCTGTGTATGCCACTTACCGTTCTTTGAGTTGTTAGACCAGATTTGTAGGCGTTGAGAAAGTGCATTCAGTGCGGTAATACCAACACCATTCTTACCAGACGAAGTCTTATAGACATCGTGGTCAAACTTACCACCAGCATGGATCTTTGTGACGCATGCTGTCAATGCGTCCATCTTTGCCTTAGCACTGTAGCCTACAGGAATGCCTCGGCCATTATCAAGAACAACTGTTTCAAATGTCTTAGTGTTATAGAAAATGTAAAGCTGTTTGTTAAATCCGCCTAGGTACTCATCAAGCGAGTTGTCTATGGCTTCTCGACAGAGACGATAAAGACCATCTGACATTTGGCCTGATGTAGGACCAATGTACATATCCGGTCTCTTTCTGATTGCTTCTAGACCGTTAAGCACATCAATGGCACTTGCATCATATTGTTTTATATTACTCATTGTGTTCCTTTATCTTTGTCAATAAAATATAATAAATTTTTTACTCTTGCGAAGATTTCAAAGAAATTATTCTTTGACGAAGTACATCTCCGGCAACAAGCAAGTCAGCAAGATACTTCATTACAACATCAAGACCTTCGCAGCACTTCTCAATCGTGTTCATTGTACCGAAGGAGCCGCCTTTCAGGAGAAATGTATTTCTGATGTTTCCAAACAGTTGAGAATCACCAGGAAAAGACAGCGATAATTCAAATTCATCCAGTGACTTGTTTATACCAATCGCAATGCGGATTTCTTTGAATGTCGTAAGACCGAAACTTATGTGATAGCGGTAAGGTTGAGCGTCCTTGTGGTCAGTGCTCTTGTAATAGTCAATTCTAGCTTTCCACTGATACTTATCAACTACCTTACGAAAATCTTCTGTGAAGTCGGGCACTGCTGCAGACTTAATCTCAAAGCGTTTCTGCAACTTCTGTTCGTTTGCCTTTCTGCGACGATAATCATCAATGCAAGATAAACAACCTTCAAGAGTGTCGTTCTTTCCAAGATATCTTGACATTGATGTAATATAGACACGATTATACCCAAATCTGAGGTCACTTAAATTGGTGAGAGGCATCTTAAGTCTTTCAACAGTCACTGCCCATTCGCCGTGACCACGATGATACTTGTTGTCAGAATGGCAGACATCAAATTCCATTTCCTCAGCCGTCTTCCACTTTTCTTTCTCTTCAGTTCTGTAAAATGACAAACAGTAGTAAATATCACCAGTATCCTGAGCTAGCGGAATAATGAAGCGATAAATGTACCGGTCTGAAAATCGTTCAGGTTCGCCTTTCATGTAAAGCGGGGCAGGTAAGTTATGTTTCTGAGTAAATTTAGCTGCTATATCAGTATTGAGTATCATAATAGTTCCTTTTTTGTCAAAAATAACAAAAGTTGGGTATTTTGGCAATACCCAACTGACAAATTTTTTCTTTATGTTTATGAATTAGCGAGCAGCACGTCGTGCTTCATGATATTCTTTCCAAGCCTTATTATACTTGTCCCAGAATCCAGTAGCTTCAAGAAATGCATCTATGCCTTTATCCATCAAATCATCACTGTCAATGATTGCTTGCGCTGCTGCAATAAGTTTTTCACCTACATCTTCATCGTCTTGGTCCTCTGCCATCTGGGCCTTGACATCTTTAATGTAATCGTCCAATAGGTTAACCATGCCGTAAGCAAGAATGATATCAGGTGCAGTCATTGCAGTTGTTTCATTAAGTGTCTGCTTTTCAGTTACGAAACCATGTTCTTTAAGAAATTCTAGCGTTTCGTTCAAATTCTGTTTCATATTAAAATTCCTCATTTTGTTTTATTCTATTTATTATATGAGGTGCTTCTTAACTTTTTCTTCTTGTTTCATCTTAATGTATTGTCTACTATTAAGATGTCGGAAACAGTACTTAAGACACATGCCCATTTTGATAAGGCACAGGTGTGCTAAGTGGTGTTCCTTAGGAGTAAGCGCCACTTTGTTAGACTTCTTATTACTTCCACCTTCAGATCTTGGTATGATGTGATGGTTTTCAGTTATATCTTCATAGTCTTCTCTAGTAAGTCCTCTGGTGATAAGGTGATGATAGATCAGATTATAATTCACCGCGTCCTGCTGCTTTAACTGTTTCTGAGTAACCGTTCCAGTACTCGTTCATAATAGCGGATGGTTCCTTCATCATGAAGTCGCCATCATATTCTATGTATCTACCTACATCGCAACCTTTAACACGATAGGAGTTGCTAACGCCTTTTCTGCTGTATGAACGAATTGCTGCTCTTACTTCAGGGAAGGTATTCTTTAAGCCGTCCATCGTAATGAAGTCAACTATTCGTTCATCGCCGTTCTGCATATCAAAATGCTGGTTTAAGAACAGCAAGAACTTTACTCTTACTTCCAACGGTACACGATGTAAGTTGATGCCTAAAAAGCAGTTCAATGATTTTGGGTGAGGTCCAAGACAAAGTATGAAAGGTGTCTTGTCATATTTTGGATCATCTTTCAGTGCAGAGTAGTTGAATGTGTAGAAGTATCCGTCAACGATTTGAGTTACTTGTTCAAATTTGTCCATAAGTTATCCTTTCTTTGTCTTTTTCTTTTTCTTTTTGAAATAAATTCTACGCTTTGGTTTTCCACCGTCCATTCTGAATGCGACAACTGCTTTGCAGTCGCCACCGTGAGGAATACCTTGGTCGGCGCCAGTAAGGCCGCCAACTCCAATGCCAAAGTCTTCATCTAGATTAAGATCGTCTGCGTCAATCTCGACTGACTCATCAAATTCGCCTTCAAGAACTTTATCAAAGATGTCCTCAGCAAATTCTTCAGGTTCAACGGTTTCTTCAATAGGAATGTCGCTGTCCCATTCTTTCATAGCCTTCTGATAGCCAAGTTCAAAATACTTAGCTGCTTCAGTTGCGTCCATAGGACCGATCTTCATAAGCTCAGCGATGCATTCTCTCTTAAATCTAGTAGGAATCATATTTTCTCCATGACTTTGCTAAAAACTCTTTCTTGTTCATCTTATATTCTTTACCTTTGTGGGTAAATGTGACTGTCAATGTATCAAAGGCAGTCACAGTAGTCGGAACGGCACAGCAAGCCATGATTTCATTTACCTTGGTCATATACTGGCCGCCAACTTGCAAGCAAAATCCATACAGGATCCTTTGCTTCTCACATTCAGGACAATAATCAGACATTTAATTACCTTTTGATAGAAGTCTTTCCAAGTCAGCGTTTATTCTCTGAACTTGATACTGTCGAGCGACTGTTTCAGCGTTAGAGAAGTAATTCTGTAGACGGATTGAATTGTCTGTACCTTTGAGCCATGAAACTGAAGATAGATACTGAACTCTTGACGCAAGCCACTTTCTAAGCTTAAACATTAGCAAGTCAAGGTTTGAAATACAGTCCTCTTCTTCTTTTGTCTTTGGCTGTCTAATCAGTCTACCATCTTTATCAATGATGCCTAGACGATATGCCTTCGTTCTTGTTGGCAAAGTCATAAGCATCTTTAAGAATATGAAAACAAGTGCATTGTCAACTGCGCGGCTATGCGAACCCATTGAGATTTTCTTGTTCTTTGACTTCAATGTGTATAGCGCAGTCTTTGCTTCTGAAAGAATGCCAAACGATTCCATATATGCAGAAAGCATACTAGCATTTCTGACAAGACGGCGCATGCAAGATAGGCCGTTTTCGTCTTCAAGGCATTCGTTAATTCTATCCCATAATGTATTTACTACTTCTGTGGGTTCCATATTCTATTTATTTGTCTAAACAAAGAAAAGAAACCGTGAGGTTTCTTGTTTCTTAAGCATTCTTCATTTATTGCTTCCATTTGGCGGGCCATGTCGGCATAATCTCTTGCTTCTATGTAATGCCAACCACCATGTATGTCATGAAATTCTCTGCCAATCATAAAATCCAAGCATCTATGCGGTCATCTTCCTTGCCATCACGCACTGTCTGAGGAACTAGCTTCAATACCTCCGGAGGATTGCCCGCAAAGTTGGGTTTCTGCTCGTATGCAGCCCACTGATTTTGTGCGTCAAGTAGTTCTGCCCATTCTGGGTGAGTATTTCTCAATTCCCAGTAGCCATACTTTCTCTCCGGCTTGTAATCAGGTATGATGCTCATGATTTCTTCCTTATCAGATAAACGATTCTTCCCTTTTTGTTGTCGTAGATGTTGATACCTACAATGACTTCATCATCGGGAAGAACTCGTATGTTTTTGCTTCGCATTTTGCCGCATACTTGGCATCTTTCCATTACGACGCCGTTTTCCAGCAAAACATCAAACATTGCGTTGGGAAAAGCCTCTAGAACTTTTCCCTTCACAGGGACCATGTCCTTAAGTTCTTTAGGTTGAAATTCCTTTGTAGTCTTTGAGTTATTCTTTTTCTTCATAAGTTATCGCTGTAAAGCCTGTGCAGCAAGTGATAATGCGCTCATGTCGCGATTGACCGGAACCGCATCAATAGTTTCGTTTCCTGCTTCCTGAAGTGCTTGTTGAAGCATAGCACGTTCTTCAGCATTTAGTTGTTCGCCTTCAAGCGCTGCCATCGGATCTACCTGTTCATAACGAGGAGGTGGAGGAGGTGGGGCTTGGCGAGGAGCCGGAGCACCATAAGTTTCAGCTTTCTGAACTGACGGCTGAGGTGCAGCAGCGACAGTCTCTTCATGATTAGGATCCATAGGAGGCAATTCACGAAGTGCAGCGGCTGCGATTTCAAGAGCAGTTCTTGGCTTCTTTTGTTGAGCCGGGCGCTGCGGTGCTGCAGCAGTAGCCTTTCTGCCAACAGTGCGGTTAATTGCAGCAGCAGACGGGCGAAGTCCTTCATTAACTTCTCCATCTGGGTGAAGCATGTTTTCTACGCAGTTAATGATAGCCTCATCAAGTCGTTCAAGTCCGGCAAGACCAAAACGATAGAAGATCTGCTCAATCTTTTCTTGCAAAGTAGCGATTGTGTTCTCTGCTTCGGTGAGAACATCAGTCTCGCGCTTCGGCAAACGCGGCGGACGCTTAGGCGGAATACGTCTGATAGACTGCGGGACCGCACGGTTGCTTTGAACGTTAGGTCTTTGTATCATAGGTGGTTCTTCCTTAATAGTAGGTGCTTTTCCGTTATTTACAAAATCTTTAAAACTTCCCATAAAATCCTCAAATTATTTATACTGACTTGTTAGGCGGTTTGGGGAAGCTCTCAACTTCAAGAAAGACGATAAATCTGTGACCGAAGGTCATGCCAGCCAAGTTAAGGAAGTATTCATATCTACGAACGATAGAATAAAAATGTTCCTTATCCTTGACTCGCATCTTCAGTAACTTCTCGAACATAGCGTCATCTGTAAAATACGAAAGGAAGTCATCGTTGAACTTTGTCTTACCTTTCGCAGTATTATAGATGTTGTTATAAACCTCAGGGTCTTTATCCTTGAGGAGTTTGATTTCCTTCATCAGAGTTGCGCCGTCTATCATTTCCTGTTTGATGTTGTCGTCATCGTCATCATACGGATCATGATATTCGTCGCTATAGGTTTCGTTCTCCCATTCGGGTTCTTCCTCTTTGGGAGCAATACCTAAATTCTGACGCATACGTTCAAAAAGATCTGCCATTACGGTATCACTGCCTCAACTTTGTCCACAAGGCCGAACTTCTTGGCGTCCTGTGCAGACATATAGTTGTCATAACTCATAGCCTTCTCAATTTCCTTGATAGGCTTGCCAGAAACCTTCGCGAATAACTTGGCGATAGTTTCAGTCCAGTATCTCAATTCATTGGCTTCGTTCTGCATTTCATCGTAAGAACCACCAGCCATCATCATGCGAGCTTGATGGATCATAATACGAGAGGACGGGTAAGCATAGCGATGGCCCTTAGTGCCAGACGCAAGGATTACGGCCGCCATAGAAGAACATGAGCCTACGCAAACGGTATTGACAACAACCTTCTTCTTTTTGAGGCGCTCAATCATATCTACAAGCGCCATACCAGCATCGCACAAACCGCCACAAGATCCAATAAAGAGCCAGATAGGATCGCCAGTCTTGTCATCAGCAAATGCCAATCTCTTCAAGACATCAGTAACGATAGGCCACTCAATATCATCAGTCAACCAAATGACTCTGTTAGCAACGAAATAGTTATTACGGATATTGTTGAAGTAGTCAGGAATTGCCATTGGGTCAACGCCGACTTCCTCAGCCTTCTCAACATCGCCGTCTACAAGTGCTTCCACACCTTCATCCGGCATCTGCTTTGGCTGGTCCTTTTCCTTCTTCTTCTTAAGCTTCTTGGTGTCTTTTGAACAAATTGACATAAGATTCTCCATTCTTGTTTATTAACACTTCCTTATGATTATAGCCATACTCAACCGTCTCATCCTCAATCGGTTTAATGGGTTCGGCCAAAATCATGTCTTTTCCAAAGTCAAATGTGATAGCTTTAACGCCGCACCAAGTAATAATTCTAGCCTTACGTTTGAAGTTAAGATGTTGAATAGTTGCTAAATCATCTTTAATATCTATAACCGTAAACTCAACTCCCTTTCGGGACTTATACGATTTGCCTACTGAAAACTCAACCATCTGCCATACCACGCTTGTTCAATCTTGTGTTGAGTTTGCTGACGATCTTGGGTTTCCACTTTGCTATGGCATCAAAATCGCCTTCGTTAAAATCATCAAAATCTTTAATGTAGATCTTCGCATATTCATTAAAGTTTTTGTTTACGTCTTCAATGACAGAAGCGAAAACTTCAGAAACAAGTTCGTTAGTCGTTACTGTCTTTCCGTTCATTACATGAGTCATCAATACACCCCTCAGTGAAATTGTCTTGAAATAAGTTCTTAAGTTTTTCAAGGTTTTCCGGCTTATCAAGTTCTTCCGGCAAAATCTTGAATGCTCTTTCTGCCCAGTCAGCGACTGAGAGTGAGCGGACTGTGTTCTTCTTTTCCAAAACCTCTGAGGCGGCCTTGTTCATCGCAATGATACGCTTAATCGCCTCAGGATTATTACATAACTTTAGCAGCTCCTTCTTCTTGTTTGGAAGGAGCTGCGGAATGTTACTTGGAATTTTATGCTTCTTATGCATTTAGTCCAGCTTCGTAATCTGCCCAGAGACGATTGCAGATAAAATCAGCGACTTCTTGGTCAATGGGATAGAAGTAAGATTTCTTCTGCTTGTTGCTTGTGTTGCGTGGGTAAGTGATATAGCGCTTGCCGTTATTTTCCACAAGTTTCAAACCTGTTAGCTTAATCGCATCGTTCAAGATGACCTGAGCAAGTGCGACGCAGCCACCAATGCCGTTCTCAATGGGAAGGATATTCGTAGAAGTAATAGTTAAATTGTTCATAGGTGTTCCTTATATAAAAACTTTTGTAAAATATAAATTATTTTTCGGCGACTGTCAATAGTTATTTTGAAAAACTTTCTGCAAACTTTTCAAGATCATCGACTGCCTTGCGGAAGCCAGCTGGGTCAACGAGACCACCGTCCAAAGTGATACGGAGAATCTGACGCATAACTTCCTTAACGTGAGCCTCGGGCTCTGCATCAACGACCTGACGCATTCTTCCTACAAGGTTGATTGGGTCAACAGTTGTCTGTGCAGTGTCCACATTGTTCTCATCAAGGAATGTGTTATACCAGTCACGAAGATACCAGCAGCACTTATTCAGGTCCTTACCTGGTGTGCCCTTGTCTTCATAACGCATAGCATACTTCCAAGCGTTAGACAAATCTCCCATCAGATAACGGGTGATGGAAATTGCTTCAATGCCACTCTCATGCGTTGTGTAGTGCTTCGGGTGGTTGACTTCTTGTTCAAGTGTTTGTTTATCCATTAGACTTCATCCTCTTGTTTGTAGTAAGCCTCAAGGATCTTTTCCTCAAGAACTTTCTCTTTGTCTTTTTGTTGAATTTGTTTATTGTGTTGAATGATCTTCTTGTTTTCTGCAAGTATTGCTGCTGTCGCTTCATCACGTCGCTTTAACGCACTGATGATACGAAACGGCAGGAACACTACCAAGAAGTAACCAAAAGCGATAGCACCCCATTTCAATAAGAACATACTAACCAGTCTTGCAATAGGTATGACGGTTGGGCCAAAGGCACCGACGCTTGCCATCACCAAAGTGAAGACAAGAACGCCAGCGATGGCGATAAAGGGTGCTTTATGTCTCTTAATGAAATTCTTCATTATACTACTGTCTCATCATCTTCAAGAATCATGATGGCTTCTTCAGAGTTGTCTACCAAGAATAGCTCATCTTCTTCACCAGTCTTCGGATCTTTGTACTTTCCGATTGACTTGCAAGAGCCATAGTTGATAAGAACTCGGTCGCCAACCTTGACTTCGTTCGGAACGACCTTACCGCAAGAACGGAGGTAATGTCCCGGACCAATCTCAACGATTTCATACATTGTGTAAGCAACAAGCATGCCAGGAAGAACAAGTCCACCAGCAGTCTTTGTTGTGAGGTTCTTAACGATCATCTTGTCGTCAAGGAGTCTGAACTTGGGTCTCATCATAGAGCCTTCTCCTGTGCACTGATGTATGTTGATTCTTCGCCATCTTCCAAGATGTACTGAATTTCTTCTTCAGGAACGATAAAGTACTTCTTCTTTTCACCGCCCTTAGTGATAATGACTTCAGGTGCGATCTGCGTGTTAACCATCACACGGTCGCCGACCTTAACGCCCATCGGGTGACGTCCACCAGTCGCAGGATTATAACGGCCGGGACCAACTGCAACGACACGGAAGCAGACAATTCCTTCTTTCTTTTCAGGCATGTAAATGCCGCCTGATGTCTTTTCTGGTTCATTGTTTTCCAACAGAACCTTGTTTTGAGTAAGTATCATGTTTCCTCACACTTTGATTAAAAAATCTTCTCTGTTAAACTTACCTAACAAATTGGTATTCTCGCCAGGATATCCTATTGGGTTATTCAGATACAAGATGCCGTCTTTCTCATATTTCAAACGAGCATGTGTATGTCCAAAGTGCCAGATAGTCCCTTGCGGTAACTTATTTATTATATCTGAACAGTCCCAGTAAAAATATCCAGTCTTCAAGTTGGACTTAAACTTATCTGGAACAGGTACTCCCAAAGGAGCAAAATGAGTAACCACGATGTTTGGGTCTACTGCTTCATTGTCAAGTGGCTTTAATAATCTCTCTTTCTCATTCTCAACGATCTCGAACGGGTCATCACTCCACCATTTCTTCCAAGCTTTTGCATCGGGACCGTGCTTCCAATTTTCAATGAAGTAATCGTTAGACTCGCCTAACAGTCGGCCATAAGACCAATCGGACGAGCCCATAGCGCCTAAGAACTTCTTACCTTTAACATCAACTATCTGATTTCCGTCAAGCGGAAAAAACTTTGTCTTCTTTACGTGAGTTGATGTACATGCTTTCTTGAACCTATCAACGAAATGATTTAACGCACTTACCTTGTGCAGGGTTGACGGGTATTCGTTCTTGTAGACTCCAATATCGTGATTACCATATACATAAACGACACTCTCGTAACGATTTCGGCAGGCAGCTAGAAAATCAAGGAAAAATAAACTACTATCTGCGATGTCTCCAGCGATACAGAGAGTGTCGGCGGGTAAAAGGTTTTCGTCCATCCATTTATGATAAGCATGAGAAGCGCGCTTGCCCGGGTTGAAGTGGGCAAGATGTTTATCTATATGCAAGTCATTAACGAAATAGACGAACATTCAATACCTATCGAGACCAAACAGTCTTCAACTGGCCGTTACCCACGACCTCATCAATCTTTTCAACGAAATGGCGACCACGGTAAGCGTCCATCAAGTCCTGTGTGTAACATGGAGTTGTGAATGCATCACCGTAAGGCTTGCCGTTTTCATCGCACTTATACTTTGTAATCAACCACATTAGCATGCTCCTGAGAAAAGTTTTTCAACGCAGCCGCGAGACATACCCTTTGCTTCAAGCATCATCTTGTGAAGCTCAAGAATTGTCTGTGCGGACAAATTACGATAGCCCTTGCCTCGCATGATCTGCTCAGCACTCCAAGCGATGACACCTTCGGTCTGGCTGAGAGGAATGAGCTGTGATTCCATGATCTGGCACTTAAGGCCCTGAAACTTACTTGCTGAACCATAAGAAGTGTCCTTGATGCGAGATGATTCCACCAAGCGGCGGCCGTCTACACATGCCTTAGATGTGACTGTGCGGTAAACGAGACCGGTATTCTTGTCCATAACGTAACGGTTCTTGTAAAGTTTCTTCATAATGTACTCCTTGTGTTTGTTTGATAGTTAAAATATAATAACTTTTTCGTCAAAATGCGAACCGACGATTTTATTTCTCCGTCGGTTTCAACGAATAAGTCTGCTTTGTGTTGTCCACAAATTCAACATTGTCATTGTCGCCGAAGAACGGATTACCGTTCGTATTGCGGCGCTCGACTTCCCAATCATTGAGGACACGGACGATTTCGGAAACGATGTATCGTGCAGTGTTCACAGGAACATTCTGACCAGTCTGATGTGACTTTTCACAAGTCTCACCGTAAATGTGATAGTCAGTCGGCATACCCATACAGTAAAGAATTTCACCAACAGTCAATAGACGGTCCTTATACGGGTGAAGCTTAGATGTCGTGACCTTATGCATGATTGACGGAATCTTCTTCTTATCGTCAATGACGGCAGTCGTAGTATCAAAAATCCATGAACCAACAGCGTGCTTTTCTGCAGCATGATTGATGGAACGAATCATTGAAGCACGATGTTTTTCCTGAGTCTCAGGATCATCATTCTTCCACTGATATGTCTTGCAGAACTCGATGTACTGATCCTTCTCACCGCACTCAATGATGTGGGCGAAGCCAGTTCTCTCCTTCAAGAGCTCACGGTAATCATTTGGGTGAGCCTGTTTGAAGTAGTCCAAGATATTCTGGTTGCACCAAGACAACGGCATTTCGTCGTTCTGTTCGTAGGCAGGCATCTGGTCAAAGAAGTCCTTGACAGAAATCTCGTCTCGCTCGAAGTTGATGACAGGTGGCATTTCCTTTTCAGTGCCAGTCCACTTCCAGCAAATTACGAATGTTCTTGGACGACGCTGTGCATTGTGATGCAAGCATGTATCTGTCTTGAAGTATGTGACAGAATATCCAGCTGCTTCAGCGGTCTTGTCAATAAATTCACGAATAGGTTTGCCCTTAGCGCCTGCAAACAAAGCAGGAGCATTTTCAAAGATGTATGCTTTGGGCTTGATGTGTTCAAGAACGAACTTTGTGATCCACTGCATGTTGCAGTTTCTTAGTTCACGCGTCTCATCGTTCTTTGTCGTTGTGGCATTGGACAATCCAGAACAGACTGGCAATGCGCATACAAGGTCTGTATTGCTTAAATCAACAGTGTCAGTAGTGCTGAAGTCATTCTTGATTAGTTCTGGGTGCCAAGGATCCTGTTCCTTAGTGAAGTCAGCAAACGGGTGACGGTTGATAGTCATGTAAGGAGGAAGTTTACCGTGCTTCTTCATATACATGAGATAATGATACTCGTTCATAGCACTCTTAACAGTTCCGTCTGGGTTTTCTGTGTGATTACAGAATCCTGGGAATGAAAGTACCCAATCAGGCGCAGAACCGATAGCCTTTTCAGCTCCTAACGAAAATCCACCGGTCAATGGCTGAATAAAACCCCACTTAATTTTCTTTTGCATATCTATCTCCAAAAGTTAGTTCATTTTCTACCAAGTGACCGTCTTCATATTCTCTAGACATCTCAATCACTTTTAGATTATACTGTTCAGCAATTTCGTTGATTTGGTCAAGGGTCTTAAATTGAAGATCCTCAACAAGCTCTTCAGGAATATCCCTGCTGCTCTTATTCTTGATTTTGATTTTGACGCACATTATCTTTTGTCCTTCTTTACTTTGATAGTAACATTGTCGCCCTTGATGTCAAGTAGCTTCTTGTCGTAAAAGTAGACACGAACGAACTTATGTCCAGCGAAGTCAGTCTTCCACTCCCAAGACTTTACATTCTCGAGCTTCTGCAAATAACAGAAGTTTGGATTGCAGACTTCAAGTGTCAACTTGTCAGCAGCGAAAGCCATGCAAGCAGCAAACAAAATTCCGAAGATGATCTTTTTCATCTAATTACCTCTGATTAAAATATAACAATGTTTTGACGAAAAATGCGAATAAGCAAAAATTTTCTTAAGATGCATGTAAAAGAAAATCTCCTACTTTCATAGGAGATTTTCCAAATTTATTTGGGCAAATTTTTAGCCACCTGCTCGGTAACTCAATTCCTTCCAATCTTCCAACTCGCCATAACGATATTTATAGACTTGGTCAAATAGACGGAAGTTAATTTCCTTACCTCTCATCTTCGGGTGGTTCAAGTACTCATCAGAAGAAATCCACTCGAAGACTTCCTTCTTAATAGCGTCGTTTGTAATATCACGACCACCATTCTTGCCCTTGCCCTTCAAAGCAGCATAGACCTTGATGTGCGGAAGCACAGTCTGAATGCGCTTGATAACATCACGTGCAGTCAATGTAATGTCAATAGTAGTGCAGCGTGAAAGGATAGCACGGTCCTTCTTGTAAATCTGTTGCTTTGACAAGTTAGAGATAAAGATTACCGCACCTTCAAAGATAAAGTATGAAGGTGTTCCTTCCTTACCGCCGTGGGATCCAGAGTATTCTGCTAGGCGTGCTTCAATCTCTTCGTGATTTTCAATACCGAAGGTATCAACGATGTCGCCGCCCTTTGTCATCCATGAAATTTCTCGTGGGTCACCAGAGTCCAATGCGCCCTTCAAGATATTCATACCATCAGCGGTATCAAAGATTGAGTCACAGTCATCGAAGACGCAGATCTGGTTGTAATGATTGTAAAGGAACTTATACATAGCAGACGGAGTGCAGTGACCTTTCATAATCACATAGTCTTCGCCCTTATTACCGAACTTTCTCAATGTATCGGTTACGGTGAATGACTTACCAACACCGCCCTGACCAGTAATCATCAATGCAGTAAGAAGACCCTTACCAATCAAAGAACAGTACTGTTCAAGTTCGTGAAATACGACATCTGGGTCAGCATATTCGGTGTCGTCAAGCATCTGCTGTGCTTTCTTACAAGCCTTAGATGGAGTCAAAGTTTCCGGCTGTCCCTTTAGAACCTTGATCTTACCAGAGGTAGATGTCTGAGGTTCAGACTCGCCAGTATACTTTGCGATAAGCTTACGAATATGTCCAGGAGGATAACCAACGACAGTCTTGATTTCATCAATAGACTTACCAGCGTCATACATGGCCTTAACGACTTCAACGCGGGACTTGTAAATTTCGCCGTTATACTCGACATCTTCGTTCAAAGATTCATCAACAGGTTCTTCGAGATCATCGTATGTTTCATCATCTTCAGATGGAACGCCACCGTTCTTGATAATCTCAGCAATTTCTGGTAGAAGGCGAGCGAATGAAGACTGACCCGGAGCAATCTTACCTGTGAAGATTTCCAATGTCGGGACCAAATCGGTCGCGTAGTTCTGCCAATAGTTGATAGAATGGAATGTGTTGCCGTCCCAGTTAACGCGGAGAGCGGCATTATTTTCCGAGCAAATGTAAAGGAAACCAAAATAGTTACCTGTGCTGTTTGCGTATTCCTGACCGTCAATCTCCTTGAAAACAGCGCTTAACTGCTTTCCAAGGTACTTTACGATGCTTTCAGTAGCACGGAAAATATCATTGGTACCAACAGAAGCTTCGGTCAACATTTCCTTAAATGTTTTATGCTCCAACTTCATCTTAAATCCTCTTACTTGTTTTTATAGATCTCTTCCCATTTCTCTTTTAATTGAGCCTTTTCGGTAGAATCTAAATTATTTATATAAGTCTTCGCTTCGCGGAAACCGATCTCGTATTCCTTTGAAACTGCCCAAATAAGAAAATCTTCGTCCTTATCGGCCTTGTCCTTCTTGAACGCCTTATAGTTGAACCAGAATTTACGACCAGTCGGAATAGAATTCGTCAACAAGAAATAATGTTGTTCGTTCGTCAATGTTTTCATTGTCGTCAATTTACAAATCAGCGGACAAAGAAAATCAACTGACGCACAGAAACGGTTAATCATAAACTGACTGTATGCGTTCTTGTAATCATCAGACAGTTCGTCCCAAGGCGTTCTTTTGCCCTGGATCATCTCAAGTACATCAAACAGACCAATCTTCTTTTCGGTTTCCTCAGTAGCAGACGCAGGCTTGGATGTTTTTGTAGTTGTCTTTCGCGGCATAAATTTCTTCCTTCTTTTGTTCAATATAATAATGTTTTAAGTTTTGAGCAAGAAAACTTATAATTTTTCCTAATTCGTTCTTATTGTCATCAAGGCTCATAAGCACCGAGCTATTTTCAATGAGCCACTTCGTCTTTCCATTAAACGGGTGTCTATCCTTGATGATATTCATAATCTCCGTATTCAAAATGAACTGACGAGACGGATAGAGAATGTTTACGATGATCTTATTGCAGATCTTACCTATACATATACCTTCTGACTGGCTAGACGCCATTGTCCAGTCAGCCTCAACATACTTCTTTGAGAGGTATTCGTATTCATTTTCTATCAACTGTCTCATCTCCGGCCTCCGGTTCATGGAACTTTGATAGTCGTGAAATCGGCCAAGAGTCTACTCGTTTATTCCATTTATCAAATACAACTTTACGGAGTTCATCAAAATTGTCTGGCATCTCACCGATGCTTTCGTGCTTTACGACTACATTGACGGTTGAAACTTTATACCCTCTGGACAGAGCCTGAAGGCAAATATCAACATCGTAGAAGTGATAGCCTTTTAAAGAACGGTCAAAACGAACGCCTTCTTCAAAGAGCTTCTTGTTTATCCACATACAGCAGCCATCAACGGTAGCAAGATAGTCATGCGTGCCTCGATGATCCGCCATCGGATACTCAATCTTCTTCATCGCTTTCTTGCCATCAACGATGACATCATTGCCGTCCTTGTCCTTCAACGGTTCCCAGCCACCTTGAATGATATAGCCAGATCCGTTCAAGTAACGGTTAGGACGCCACCAAGTACAAGAATTTTCAAGCATGATAGTTCCAATCACGCCACAAACGCCAGCACCCTTCTCAAAAGCACGACGGACTTGACCAACGATCATATCTTCTGGAGTGCGGAATGAAGTGTCATCATGTCGGAAACAGATAACATCATCGTCTGACTTCAAAGCGATATTTTCTATGGCCCAATTATACTTGTCTGCTATGCCTTCAAATTCTGGGCGGTCTTCAATATAGAAAACGTGGTCAGTGTCATTCTGACCAGGTTTACGCTTACTCACTGCAATAATTTCAATCATACACAGTATTTATTAGTCTCAGAAATTGCTTGGTCTACATTATCGTATGTCTCTGTCTTGTTGTAAGCAAAGCGGAACACGCCCTGCATGAAGAAAAAGAATACGATATCTTTCGGGTCCTTGCCTATGCGAGCTCTGACAATGTTGTCATAACTCATATTGCCGCAAGGCACTTGGTCATACTCGCATTTCAAGTTCGTAATTACTTTGTCAATATCATTCATTTTTCAAGATCCCTCACAATGAACTGTATCTCTGGATTTACGGCAGCATATCCCATTACGATACTGCGCTCGAAGTCACCTAACTGCGAAGGCTGGTCTTTGTGCTTATACACAACAAGACGAGCTGTATGATACTGACCTTCAATGAGGCGTTCTCTTTCGGAGTCAGGTAGTCCAACGCCTACCTTTGAAATATCTATCGCAAATTCATTTAGTGATGCGCCCTTAAGCACTGTCTTATTGCGTGTCTCGTCGTCAATGTCAGTACTGAAGGCATAAAGTGTCAATAGGCAACGATTCTTCTGTTTTTGAATACGTTCTTCAATCTCCGCATCAGACAACGGCTCCTTTGGGAACTGTGCCAAGAATGGAAGAATGATTTCAGACTGTTGCTTCTCAAATTCAATACCCGCTCTTGCGAACTTAATCTGATTGTCAAAGTATCCTACAGTCTGAGGGAATACTGAACGACCAGTCAGTTTCTCGAGGATAGCCTGCTGTTTGACCATAGGCGTATCCACGATGTACAAGTAGCAGTTGTTGATGTATTCAAGTTCTTGCTTATAGCGAACACAAGCATCGCATGAGTCTGAGACAAACACATACACGCCGTGCTTATACCCAAGCAAGAAACTGTCAAATGCTAGTTGCTGACTGTCAAACATTTTTACTTACCTATAAATTCTAGAAGTCTCAACAAGCAACATTCAACCTGAAGCGGCGGATCTGCAGAAATCATTGACTGTGCTTCATAGTCACCTATAGTCAATGTCGCCTGACGCTTGTTTGTGCACTTATCAGATGGAACGAATGTCTTCCACAAGATATGGAATACTTCAGTCGGAGACAAACCTTCGTTCTCCATGTATGCCATAGTTCCAGTGACGTTCGGTTTCGGTCCACCACAGAAAATCTTCACAAGTTCAACATCATTGTCCTTCGGAACAGCGTTCTCGTCCAACTTGCCATGAATCTTTACATACTGCTGGCAGAAAGCGATTGCCTTACGGATAGACGGGAATGTCTTTTCAACGACCTTCTGAACTGCTTCATCGGTATACTCGACTGCTTCATGCTGAAGAATACCCTTAATTCTGGCACAGATCTTCGGAATCAGTTCTTCCTTATACTTACCCATGTCAAAGTCAAACACCATCGTTCTTCCCTGACGAAGCGGGTCAATGATCTTGCCGATGTTATTACAAGTCAAGATGAAACGACAAGTCTTATCAAATTCTTCAATAAATGCACGCAAGGCCTTTTGGAACTGCGGCGTCAAACCATCCGCCTCGTCCAGAATAACGATCTTGCGACTGCCATTAAAGGACATTGTCGTTGCGAAGCCAGCAATTTGATTACGAAGAACATCAATGGAGTTTTCAGAAGACGCATTGATGTAAATGTAGTCTGCTTCAAGATCAGCTACGATTGCCTTTGCGATTGATGTCTTACCAGTACCTGGAGTTGGTGAGGACAAAAGGATATTCGGAATACCGTCCTCAGCGTTTTCGTCTACAAGTTTCTTAAAGAATGTCATGAAGTCTTTCGGAAGGACCATATCCTTCACGCGCTTCGGACGATACTTTTCAACCCATACGTTAGATGCAATCTTTGCCATAGTTAATCTCTTTCCTCTTCAATAGACATGTCAGTCTCTGGAAGTTCTTCTTGTGTTGTTCTTTTTGGTTGTTTTGCCATTTGCTTCTGAATCCACTTCTGTTGTGCACGACGTTCAGCGCGGTTCTTCGGACGAAGATACTGCGGACTTACTTCCTCAGGGTTATGCAGATCTTCTTTCTGGAAGACGCAACGACAGACAACAGGATTGCCTGTATTTACATCAACTCCAATCCAACCTCTGCCGTGACACTTTGAACAGTTTGGCTTGGGATTTTTCAACACAAGACCGCAAGCATCGGCACACTGCTTAATAAGCATCTTGATACGAATCGGATCACGACGCCAAGCCTCGTCCTTTGCAGGATCTTTCTGTTGAACTAAATTCTTCACATCAAAACCATTATTCATATATACTCCTAGTTTGTTGTTAAAATATAATAAAGCAGACGCACAAAATGCGTCCGCTTAAAAATTTTCTTATGAGTTCTGCTTATCGAGATACTCTAGCACCTGCTCTGCGGAGAGTCTTTAAATCCTCGGCAACTTCGGGATCATCTTCCTCAGCCGGTGCTTCATAGACATGAACATCGCCATCATAATACTCGCCACCGTCATTCTGGTTAGCATAGACGACAGGTTCCTTTTCGGCCTTGACCTTTCTAAGCTTTCCACCACCAAGATTGACTTTCTTTTCCTTGGGCGGTGCAGTGACTGCAGCATCAAGAAGGTTCTGAATTTCAGAAATGTATGATTTTACTTGGAGCTTTGCACGATTTGTAGGTGCCTTGTCCATAAATTCCATAAACTTCAGCTGGAATTCATTTAGCTTAGTTACATATCTTGGACTTGCAGGATTTGCTCTGTGCTTAAATACGGCTAGATAGGCTGCCAACTTGTCAAAGGCATGCTGTGTTTCCGCATCAAATCCGTCAATTCTTAACGCTTCATTTACTTGCATGAAAAACTCCTTATAAAACCATTTTAGTTATTTATACCGAGTCAGGATGGTTCTTATTCCATTCTTCACGATATGCAGAGGCAGAATTTTTGAGGTAATCTTTAATTGCTTCCTCGCCTAAATCACGACCTGCTTTTTCTGACTCTATCCATTTATGTTTCATTATTTCTTCAATTTGTCCGTCCATGAATTCTTTCATTTCTTCAGGTGTCATGTTTCATCCTCCAACTTACCATTTTCAGATTCCCACTTTTCACGAAATTGAATGAAACGGTCACTGTGGACATATTCTTCTAAGGCTAGGCGGTACTTAACGGAGTCAACATCTGGACATACTGACTTGGCGTATTCTGCCATGTCGTGTACCCAATCCAATTGAAATTGCCATCGTCTTTCCCACTTATTCATTAGAAATCTCCAGCGAGCCTTCAATTTCACGAATGAACTAAACCTATTTTATTTATTTAGTGGATAGCAATCATCTTAAACGCATACTTGCCGCACCATTGGACGGCAAACTTATACATTTCTAACTTATCTGGTAGAATTTTTGCTTCCTTGATGTCAAGTGTCGCCCCACCTTGTTCGGCTGGGTATACCTCTCCACCAGGGAAATTTGCTTTAATTGTGTAACCCATAGTTTACCTCGGGAATGTGCCTGTCTGAATCTTTGAAAAATCCCAATGCACATACATCTCGCTCAAGTTAGGCAAGTTGTCTGGGAACAGACTAGGCAGTGTTTGTGTACATAACGGTTCAAGCAGTTTATCGCCTTTCTCGTGCAGCGGTGGAACGAAGCACAAGAAGAACGAGCCGACTACAAGCAAAATGCCTAATGCCGGCATGATCTTACTGCAGATTACTTCTCGCATATAATGTCCTTGATACGGTTAATCGCCTTTTCACGGAACTCTTCGTCCTTCAAGTCATTGAGGTAGTTCTCAATTGACTCGCATTTTTGGTAAATGTAGCCCAGCGTCTGAACATCAGCCGCAGAATTTGCCTGTTCTTCGCTTACGGTGTCAAGATCAACAAGTACTTCATCAGGGTCGCTAAAATCGCCTCGTGAAATGAATGTTACAAGTTTGTGATCCTTCGTCACTGCATAGAAGCGATAGTAATAACAGTTGGTGCCTTCAAAATCTGGACCCATATTCTCGCGGTATGAATCCCACAGCATAGTGCACAATTCATCCCAATCTTCTTCAAATGCTACTTCCTGTTCACGAGTATCATAGCACAAGCAACGATCTCTTCTTTCTGGACCTGTGTGGGTACCGTCAACATAGCATTCCCACATACAGTCAAAGTACTCGTAATCTCGGGTACCGCCATCTTCATCGCCTGAGTGACAGTAACCGAGAATAATGTAGTTATCACCAGGTTTTCCGAATCTGGCGAACATCTCGTCAATCTTTCTAGTAAATTTGTTTGCCATTTAGTTCTCCTTAAAATGCGGCCTTGAAGTTATAGACCGGCTTGATGATCTTTTCAATAGAGACAGTAGGCTCTATTAGTGAAATAATTTCTTCCATAGGCTTATAGGCCATAGGAGATTCGTCAATCGTCGCTGCTGAGACGCAGGAAGTGAAGATTCCCTTCATTGCTTCCTTATAGTCCTTCATAGAGATTGAGTTCTTTGCGTCAGCACGGGTCATAAGGCGTCCTGCGCCGTGAGGTGCTGAATAATTCCAGTCAGGATTTCCCTTTCCAACACAGATAAGCGAACCATCTCTCATGTTCATAGGAATGATTACACGCTCACCTTCTTGTGCAGAAATTGAACCCTTGCGAAGGATCATATTCTTTAAGTCAATGTAGTTGTGAATAGTCTCAAACTTCTCAACAACCTTGAAACCCATATCCTTGACAATGACATCAAGCATAGCAGCTCTGTTCTGTACTGCAAATTCTTGAACGATAGCCATGTCATGTAAGTAGCCTTCAAGCGACTCACCTTTCAAATAAGATAATTCCTTTGGAACTGAGAAGTGGTCATAGTCTTTCAGGATTGTCTTTATTTCAGCGTCTGACTTTCCTTGTGCTCTGAGCTTTGCGACCTCTTCGCCTCGCTGGTCAGTCAGTTCACGGCATTCTTTGATAGCTCTGTTCTGCCAGTATTCGCAAACAGCGACACCAAGATGACGAGATCCTGAGTGAATTACGATATAGAATGCACCATCATCGTCTTTATCAACTTCAATGAAATGATTACCGCCGCCAAGCGAACCAATCGCGAGGAGTTCTTCTCCCTTTACGTCAGCAATCAAGTCATCAAGAGAAAAGTCATTCGCAAAACGATGCTTGTTCTTGCGATGTTCCTTTCCTGACGGCACTTTTTCTTTAAT